ATGGTGTCGCGCTTTAGGTTTGGCAGGAAGTGCATGTGACGCCAGAAGTACTGAGCATCGTAGCTGAAGTTCTGACCAATGACTTCGCAGTTCGGGTGGGTTAGGAGCTTGTACAAGAGGAATGTTATCTGGGCCTCCTCCTCTTCGTTCCAGTAGCCTTCAGCCCGTTCGGCGCACATCAAAGGGAAGCAGATAGCCTTTGTCTCCGACCAGGCGATGCCAATGCAAGCGGTGTGCCCGGCTCGGGTTTCGATGTCGACGGCCAGTGACGTGGGGCGCTCGGCTACGGCCTCGCAAAAGGTTAGTAGGTAGTTCAGTGCGGTTGGGTAATCCGGTCGGATTATGAATTGATAATCCGGGCGCGTTATTACATTCGACTCCGCTTGCGTCTTGCACCGCCTCAGGTCATGGACGAGGATTTGCCGCCAACTCCACTGCCGCATAATTGTCGTTGGGGAGTAGGTTGGGATGACCTTTACTGGGTAGTCGAGGGCTAACTTGAGGTCGCATTCGAGTAGGCTACCGCGCCAGCTAGTAACCCCCCACTTGCCGGTAAGTGCCCACATCGCCACGTTGCCAAGGGCGATGATCAGGTTCGGGCGAACCATCTCGATTTCTCGCTCGAGTAGCGAGATCCCCTCCCAGACCGGAGGTAGACAGTACTTATCTCTGATGAGTGCATGCTGCGGAGTAACCTGCGTCTTTTTCTCGGCAATAAACGAAGTGATGTCCCCGCTCGGCGGCTTGATGCGGATAACGTTCGTCACAAAGCACTGGGAACGGTGAATACCCGCTTCCATCAGCATTCGGGATAGCTCCTGGCCGGAAGCCCCGACGAATGGCGCGGATTCACGGACTTCCTGGTCACCAGGGGCTTCGCCGACGATCATAATCTTGGCTGGGGCTGGCCCAGTTGGTCTGATTTGCATGGCAGTTCCTAGAACAGTTCTGGCGTTTCGAGCTGCTTGCACCGGGCGATTCGGGCTAGGCACATGCCGAAATACTCAGGGTTCAGCTCGGTACCTGTGGCGGAGCACTTGAAGCCGTTGGCTGCCTCGAAGATTGTACCGGAGCCTGCGAAGGTGTCGAGGACTCGGTCACCCGGCCGGACGCTGCGCTGGAGGAGGTTCTGGTAGAGGGCGACAGGTTTTTGTGCCCCATGGGAGAAGTTTTCATCTGCTGAAGTAGAGATAACATCAGGATAGATATGAGTAGTCTGCTTTTTACCTTTAATTGCATAGAGGATGATTTCATACTGTCTTCTGGGTCCTTGGTCAGGCAACGGCACCCGCCCAGAATTCATCTTGTGGTTGATTAAGGGAGTGCGAAACACGTACCAGCCCGCGGCTTGCATCAACGCCTTTAGCTCATGGAACTTGTCGATATCACAGAAAACGTAGGCATGGGCTTGAGCCTTGACGACGTTATAGGATAGCTTGCTCCAGGCAGTCATTAACTTGGTGAAGTGCTCTGGGGAATCGTCGTAGCGGTGCTCGATGCCAGTTAGCTTACCCCCGGCGTCACCGAAGTTGTCGGCTCCCATGCCATAAGGCGGGTCGGTTAGGATGACGTCGAACTTTTCAGCTTCTGGCAAGTCGGCGGCGGTCGTCATGTAGTCAAGGCAGTCAACGTTTAACAGGGTATGCAGATCGGCGTTGAAGCTCGCCCCGACGGTTCTGGCCAGTTCGACGTTTTTGGCGGACTCCTCTTGCTTTTTGAGGATCTTAAACGCCTCGTCAGCGGACTTGGCCTTGGCGATAGCCGGGTTGGCGAGATGCTTGCTAACGATGATCTCCTTGCGGATTTGGTCTTGGTAAGCGCCATCACTGCGGCCGATGATTTCCAGGGCAGTGTCGGCGACGGATTGTAACTGTGCGATTGGTACGTTGACGGCTTTTTCAGCCTCTGCCTGCGTCAGTCCAGCTGCTATTAGAGTTTTAATGCTTTCTGGTTTCCCCTTCTCAACAGCTTCGACGCGTTGGGCTTGCCGCAGCTTATGCAACCTCGCAACCGCCGCCGCATGTTCCTGCCAAGTCAAATCCTTCCGTTTGAGGTTTTCATCCAACTCGGCTTCCTCGGCTTCCAGATCGGTGAGATCTCCAAGGTTGGTAAATGGCATCTGCCCTTCGGGGACTTCCTGGTTGTCGCAGCGAAAGCTGCCGCCGAGTTCCCAGATCTGGGCTATCGCCTTCATCCGGCGTTCGCCAGCAACTAGCGTCCAAGTTCCCGCTTCATCGCGCAGAACTGGCGGGTGCAGCAGCCCGCGCTCTTCAATACTGGTCACCAAGTCCTGCAGCGCACTTGGGTCGAACTCCTGGCGCTGGCGGTCGGGCTTGATGAGGACTTGGGAAATGGGGACGAAACGCATGGGAGTTTACTCGCTGGTTTGGTTGAGGAAAAATGGGCGTGGGAATGCCGAAATTCGGGGCGGAACCCGTGAAAATAGGTGGGAAAATGGGGGGTTGATGCAACCATACACGGATGCCAAATAACGCGCCAAAACGCGGCTATTTCCCGTGGGAGTTACTAGCAGGTGACTGAAAAGCATGGGTAAATACCTCAAGCAAGGATGACGAAGTGGGGGACGGCAAAAGAAAGGGAGCTCATAACTCCCAATCTTTTGCCGTCGGATTAGACCTTTGCGACCTGCTTGACTTCCGCGTAGATGTTCTCACCGTCGACTCGGTGCTCGACCTTAACGCGGGCCATGCGGCCAGTTAACATCGTGACCGAGAAGGGCTGGCCGGGGCTGTTCAATCCGCAGGCTTCGCGCAAGCGGCCCAAGGAAATATTCCGGCCCTTGCCCATGTCCAGTCCACCGGCTTCGGACAGGTCCAGCATAACGCCTTGCTTCACCGAGACTTCGTCACGACCGAGAAGGGTCTTGACCCCGGCATCGTCGAGGGTCCATTGCAAGTCCAAGGCAATGCCAGCCTTCGAGGGGTCGGCCTTTGATTGCCAGGGGCGAATTTTTACTTCCTTAACGACGGCGATGTACTCGCCTGGAGGCACCGGGATGACCTTGGTGTCGTTGGACTCGGTGACTTGCATGTCGAGGAATTGCTCAGGGGAAAACATACTCATGATTAGCTCCAAAAAGGAAAGTTAAGTGATTGCCACTGAACGAAAACCGCGGTTACAGCCAGTGGCGAACCGTTATGCGCGGGGATTGTTAGTATCGGCTCCCTAGTCGGAGCTGTCAACTGTTATTTGTTAAGCAGTCGCGGCACGGGCTCGCCATTTTGCAACTACCGAGGCGAAGCTCGGAGGGTTGTCGGACTTGATGGGGAGGTTGCGGGTCTTGAGGTCAGCCATCACGTTTGCTGTGTCCCAGGTCCACTTATCCCCTTGCCTGACTGTGAGGATAACATCCGAAAACATCGCTGGAATTTTAGGTGCAAGAGCTTTTCCGAGAGTGCTCGCCATGAGCTTAACTCCCCCAAGGACGAGATCGGATTCCCGTTCAACGTGGGCCAGGAGGACGAAGTGACAGCTGCATCCGTCGCACAGCTTTCGCAAAAGGCCTTCGAGTTGTTGCTGGGCAATTCCCCAGTCGGACTGCGAACGGACGGGCTTGCCACCGATGACCAAGCTGAGGGCTGCATTATTGAGTCCGGTGAGGGAGTCGATGACGAGGCAGCGGTCGGTGCCCCAAGTGTTGACTGCGCCGAATTTCTTTCCATCGCGTTGATCCTCGAAATCGTTAAGGGTTTTGAATAGTTCCAAGTACTGGTTGTGGCGCGACTTGTGCGGGTCGGTCATCTTTGCCAGCATTTCTAGGGAAAAGGTGTTGATCTTGGTAGCCGTGTCGAGCATGTCCAGGAAGGAGGTGTCGGGAGCCTTTAGCGTGTGCCAGTGGAGGTTGGTAGGAACTGGCTTGCCCGAGTCGGCCCAGTAGCCAAGCAAGCTTTCCAGTCCAGGTTCGAGGGCGAGGTAGAACACTTCGACTCCGGCGTCGACGAGGGTGCCGATGGCGTGGGTCTTGCCGGAGCCGGCTGGCCCCATTAGCATCACGTTAAACCCGGACAGGGTTGATTTGGCTTGAGTAGCTGGTGTTGTCATGTTAGTCCTTGGTTAGTAGTA